CGAGATTCGCCTTAGTCTCGTGGGCTCGGAGATGTGTATAAGAGACAGACCATATATTGGTAATAGATATATACAAAATATAGATATTCCTATACCCGTACATAGGGGCGTTTTTTTTGTAACATACTTGTATTTTTCTCGTAACCCATTGATAGGTACGAGATTAAGTGTTACAAAAGTGGATACAAAAGTGGATACAAACTTTTGTGTAATTAAATAAAATCGAGTAATTGATTGACTGATAAGGACTTAAGTGTTACAAAAGTGGATACAAACTATTTTTGTAAATTACTTTTTAATTTGGTTAGTATTGAAACACGCCCTACAGATAGGTCTGAGGCACAAAAGTATATATAATCGGTCAGAATACCTAATGCCAACGAGTTATATTTAGAACTGACCCGCATTTGCTTTTGTGTTTTAAGTGACGTACTTTTGTGTTGCCCACACGTGACTACGGTGGACCACGCGCGTATTAAACATAATATCTTCGCGCGCGTACATTACTAAACACCTATAATATTATGGCAGGGAAAAAAGAAAAGAATAACACCGATACCTCAAAGGGTATAAAGAAAGGACAGGCGACAGGCAAAGCCCCCGCGCCCAAAGCGAAAATAGATGCGTGCTCACAGCTTTACGAGGTGATGCAGGTACGAGGCGTACGGGGCGCACAGTTGAACTCTATAGACGAGTGCATAAATTATGTTGCCGAGTATATGAACTTCTGCGAGAACAACCCGTTCATCACCTACGAAGTCCTTAAGGGCGGAAGCATGGCAGGCACAAAGATAGATGTAGAAAAGAAGCGCGCCCCTTCGGTTGGTGGCTTCTGTCTGTTTATCGGCTGGAGCATTAAAGATTTCCAGAAGAACATGGCACGGCTTGAAAAGCTGGCAGATGAGAACGAAGAAGCGGAAACGCTGTTGCTTGGTTACTACATTATTAAGGAACTCATAACCACAGAGATGGACGAAAGCGCGCTCGCGGGTATGGTAGATGCTACCTACATGGCGAAACTACGCGGTTTGCGTGACCTCAAAGACGTAACGAGTAACGGCAAAGAAGCAGGTACTAAAGCGATGCAGATTAACGTGCTATCAGCCGATGCCGTAGAAAACCTTAAGAAGTTAGGGGGTATCTAATGAATGTCACCTATGTATTTGAGAAGCTGTTGGCCGCTTTCGTTAACCCGAGAATACGTGGCATAGCGAGCAAGGGGGGCACAAGATCGAGTAAAACGTGGTCTACGTTGCAACTGCTGCACCTTCTTTGCGTAAACTCTGAGAAGCCTTTAGTAATATCGTGTGTAGCCGCCACGCTCCCTATGGTTAAGAGAGGTATGTTGCGAGACTACAAGCAGATGCTATTGGCCGAAAACGAGTGGGACGAAAATGCGTTCAACAAATCAGATTGTACATATACCTACGCCAATGGTTGTATGATCGAGTTCTTCGGTGTGGATAATGCTTCTAAAGTTCACGGCTCAGCCCGTGATATCTTGTTCGTGAACGAGGCGCAAACCATATCCCGCGAAATATTTAGGCAGCTTGATATCCGTACAAGAAAGAAGGTGATAATCGACTTTAACCCCGTTCGTAAATTTTGGGGTGAGACAGAGTTCGTAGGCGATCGTTACCTGACTATCCATTCAACGTACAAGGACAACCCGTATCTCAGCGCGGAGCAGGTTAGCGCGATCGAGAAGAACCAGAACGATGCGAACTGGTGGCGCGTGTACGGTGAAGGTGAGACGGGCGGTGTGGAGGGTAACGTTTATCCTGAGTATGAAGTTATCGAGGATATGCCCGAAACGTTCACAGGCAGATGCCTTGGACTTGACTTCGGTTTCGTCAACGACCCGACCGCCATAGTCGATATACGCTTTCAAGGTTGGGACTTGTATGTAGACCTGCTTTGTTATGAGACAGGACTACTCAACGCTAACATTGCGGAATACCTGACTGTCAACGGGATAAATCGCATAGTGACGGTGTGCGACAATGCTGAGCAGAAGTCGATCGTTGAACTACAGCAAAAGCGCGTGAAGGCTATGCCTTGCATCAAAGGGCGCGGTTCGGTTGCGGGTGGTATCGCTCAGGTGAAGCAGTTCAAATTGCACATCACCAAACGATCGGTTAAGCTACTTGACGAGCTGGATAATTACAAATGGATCAAGGACGAGTCAACGGACACGTACACCAACGAGCCGATAGATGCTTGGAACCATGCACTTGACGCGATGAGATATGGAGTTGATTACTTAATAAGAAAATATAGACCCAAATAATTATGAAGAAATTTTTTAGGAATTTAGGGTTCAGGTTCTCGATGCTAAAGAACCGAACAGCATTACTACGTATTTGCAACCTACCGCCTGAGGGGGTTGCAACCCTCACACGTGATGAAGAGAAGTTATTGAAAGGCGTTATCCAGTATCTGAAACCGTCGCAAGTCGCCACGCGTAACGGCAAAGCGATCTATCGCCTTAAGAGCATTGAAGAGATCGGCTTGTGGGCTATTTTGGAGACGCGTAGAGCTGAGGATGCGATCAGACGTATAGAAGCATGGACGGACGATAACTATTCACCTACAACGCTGTTAGATGCCGCAAAACTCGACAAGTATGTATGCCAGCAATTGGAGTATGCCGATAACTTGGAAAAGGTAGTGTTTCAGAACATGCGCAACTCAGGCGAAAGCGCGTTGACAGGTGACGAGAATATCAAGCAGGCTAAAAACCTATTGGGGCTGGTTCAGGTTACAGCCGAGCTTTTCCACTGTAGTTTCGAGGACGCAAAGAAAATGAACTACTCCGATGCAATGCTTGCTATCGCCAAACGTAATGACGAGATCGAGAAGGAAAAGAAAGAGCTTAAGAAACAGCAATATAAAAACCGATAACCATGACATTTGAAACAATTCTTAATACAGCAAGTGCAAGAGCCGCCCAACTGGGTAAGGTTCTCGTGTTCGGTGATACAGCCGTTCAGAATGTGGCGGCTAATGATATAAGCGATGATTTTTTCACGCTGGACGTCACATCGGGTTCATACTTGGATACCAACGTACCGAACAGCCAAAACTACACTGTAGTTATTCGCTGCATGGGTACTTCCGCTTATATGCGCGATGATGCCGTGGAGATCGCCACACTGGTACGTACCGACCTGCTTCTACAGCAGATGGTAGGCACGTTCGTGTGCGGCTACGAGATTGGCAGTATCCGCATCGGCAAAGTGCAAAACGAGTACGACAGCATTAAATCGGGTTGGGAGGCAACGTTCGATGTTTACAAGGCATCGGTGTAAACTTAACCACGGTTGGATTGGTGCGCTTAAGTTACTACATTTGCATCTAACTAAAAAGCTAAAAGACATGAAGATAATCAGAAACAAGTACATCCCCTTTTCGGGTTTTAGGGCTATCAACCTGTTTGGTATCCTGTTCGTACGTGGTAACGCGGAAATAAGTGAGCGAACTATTCGCCATGAAACCATACACACCAAGCAGATGCAAGAGATGCTATACGTATTCTTCTATCTGTGGTACTGCATTGAATACGTGTACCGCGTGTTTTGGTATGCTTGGAAGGTGAACAAGTCAAAAGCTAAGTCCGCGTATCACGCCATATCTTTCGAACGTGAGGCATACGCAAACGAGATGAACGTAGGATACCCATCATACCGAAAGTTTTGGGGTTGGACTAAATACCTTTAAGTATGGATAGCGAAGTTACTAAAATAGTTAAGGGTGTCCGTGACGAAATAGTAGCTAACTATTACCGGATGAAGTTAAACGCGTCCGGTGAGTTCGACCGCGAGACTAAAGTCGTAGAGGATGGCAAGAGCATAAAGATAGTCGCCCCGGCCTACATTTACCAGATGGAGGACGGACGAAGGGCCGGAACCATGCCGCCCGTATCCGCGATAAAGAAATGGATACACGACAAGAACGCCAATGCCGGCACGGACATTCCCGAAGAAGCCGCATGGGCTATCGCCTACGCCATCAAGCGGGACGGCATACAAGTGCCCAACGAGTTCAATACGGGCGGAGTGGCGAGTAGCATCCTCAACCCTGATATGGTTAAGCGGCTGACGGTGGAAGTGAACCGCATCGTATCCACCAAATTACTAACAATTTTAAGTAAATGATATGGTAATAAAAGACTTACTCACAGGTAATACCGCAACGGGCGGTGGCAACCTTAATGTGGGAGCCATCGGGGCAAGCCTGTACACGCCTTTACAGCTTACAGGTACGAGGAACGTAACGTCATTACGGCTATCATATTGGCGTAACGGCGTGAATACCGGAATCGGCGGTTACATACAGGTGTACGAAAATATGATATTGGATTTGTCCGTGATGGCCGCAGCCGCCGAATCCCTTCTTAAAAGCACGGTTACTACCGCCAATACATACGACTACGTGACCGTATCTTACACGGAAGGATCGACAGCGTACACTATAGCACTCTACGTCATACACTGTCCGGCCAGATATGCGAAGTTTGCTACATCCACCAGCTTGCAAAACTTGTCGGATTACTCGGACGGGTATTTTGAACGCCCGGACTTTGCCATATCCGGCAGTTCTCCTTTGGTAGGAAACTACTACACGCAAAGGGTGTGGTACGGGCAACGCGCCGCCAGCCAGTACATAGGCTACCGTACCGAAGGGACTTCTGGAACGCCTACAAACGTGGCGCAGGGCTACGGGTGGAACCTCGTCAACCCAGGCAATGTTGAGTTCAGGGTTAACGGCAATGGCGGGACATGGGGATATGCGCGCTATAAACGCAGATACCCTTACTGCCCCGACCGTACCAAACGCGTTACGCTTAAATGGCTGAACTCATACGGGCTTTACGACTGGCTGCACGTTTATGCCTATCAGATACAACCCGTGGTGCAAAGCTACTATTATGGCGGGGCGCGCGTGACGTCATACACTATATCGCTGGCCATACCCATAACGGATGAGAACAATACGGCCATCTTATCGCTTTGCCGATCCGCAGATATCCAAGGGGTGTGCCCCATAGATATCAACCAGTGGGCGCGCGTTACCGTAACCAATCCGACAGCATACCTCGTTCAAGGCGGCGCGCTGGGCAGGTCGGTTAATCTGAAATGTAAATTTGAACTAATTGAGGCATAAACATGGAAGTTACAATAACAATCGACGGTATTAAGCTTGACGGGTTATCCGCCGGGTCTGTGAAACTGAACGTACAGAACGTTGATCCTATAGAGTTTTCCGAACCGTCGGTAAGCTATTCTGGTTCGATCAGTGTTCCCCGGTCGGAAGTTAACGACCGTGTGTTTCGGGCTATCCGTTACCCGTGGTTATACACCCGTAGATCCCCTTTCTTTGCCAAAATACGTTTCGGGGGTCTGGCATCCCCGATCGGGTCGGGTGTGTATAGGGTAAACGCTACCGCCTCTAACGACGCGTACAATATATCCTTGGTAGATCAAGCGAACAAGTTATCCGATGTGAACGCTCCCTGCATGGCACGCCCTGTGGGCGGTGGTACATCCGAGTGGAGATCATCACTTGATTCCGCCTTGGCATACGGATATGGCAACCAGATAAACCGACCCACCATAGACTACCCACCTTATGCGAATCTGGTGCCTACTTATAGATTTGACATAAACGACCCCAATGCGATCACTACGGCAGGGGCGGTTCTGGGTAGGTCTTCGGGGCTTACGTTTGTTCAGTCGTATCCTACATTGGAAGGGCAGTATTACCCCTCGTTGAACATGATATTATCCAACTATCAAGTGGCACTCCCTATCGAACAGTTCGATAGTGTGGACTTCTCGGTAGTCGCGCAACAGGGCAGCTTTGTCATAATGCCATCAAACGCGCCCACCACTATATACCTCGTGTCTAATCGGAGTAGTGCCGAGTATATAGCATTTACACGGGGGTCTGCCTACGTGGACGGGGCGTATAAATATACGGCGAACACATCGCAGTTTTTAAAACTCCGAGGTGTGAAGAACAGTGCTACATACTTTTACTTTTCGGATAACAGCGCAGGAACGGGCACGGTACGTGCGCCATACACGGGACTGTCCGCAGCCGAGGCGTACAGCATTACCTTGCAGGTGTCCACGGTATCAGACCCAGACGCCGCCACTACGTCAGTATTCGACATAGGTTTTACACAGGCGTATGACTTGGTTCAGGCTTACTGCAAAGCGTTCGGATGGACTTATGACTATACCCCGAATCCGTTTTCCGTAAGACTGCGCCCGATAGTGGGTGGCACCGTGATTGACTGGACTGGTAAAGCCCAAATAGACACGGCTGTGTACGCTCCTGTACCCAACATGGCACGGGGTTACATATGCAAGGTAGGAGAGGTTTCCGCATTCGCTCGCGGGTCTGATCGGGCACTTAATGCGATAGCGAATGGCCCAGAAAGCGATCTGCCTGTTTCTGGTCGGGCTTCTACTATGACGGTCGATCTGGCCGAGGGCACCGTGGGGGCTATTGCCCAGTCATGGTTTTCTTCCCCCTACGGCTACCAGTCACACCTTAACCAGCACTTCGCAAAGTTTATGCCCGGGTGGCAGGTTACCTGTACCATGAACCTAAGTTACTTTGACGTATTGGGGATGGAAATGGACGCCAAGTATTTCATAGGCGAACTGGGTGGGTATTTCTACTTGAGAAGTTTACAGGGCTGGGATGTGTCTAAAGAGACGGCACAGGTCACACTGATAGCAATTAACAAATAACTATTTAATTATGGCTGAACAAGTTACATTATTAGACATATCGTTAAACTCGTCGGGTGCGCTTGACGCGCTGGACGAGCTTATCGCAAAATCAATCGAACTTGCTGACAAGAAGAAACAACTCAGCGCCGCACTTAAAGACGAGCAGGCGCAGGTAACGGCAGCAGGTAAAGCGTTTCAGGCGAAGTCTATATCGCAGGAAGAATATCGAAAGGTAGTAGCCAACTCGACGAAAGCTCAGACGGAGTTGTCCAAAACAATGATAGAGACAAACAAGGCTATCGCGGACAATAACTCCGAGATAAAGGCTAACGCTACCCTTTTGACAAGTCAGAAGGATAGTGTTAGCGCGTTGCGCGCCCAACTTGCCAAGAACACCAAGGAGCTAAACGCCATGAGTGCCGAGACCCGTAACAATACGGAGGCGGGAAAAAAGCTTGCAACCGAAACCAAGGAAATCTCCGACAGATTGAAGGAGATGGAGAAGGCTGTAGGAGACAACAGGCGTAACGTCGGTAATTACGCGGAAAGTGTTCAAGAGGCGCTATCGAATACGAAAGGTTTATCAGGCGCTACAGGTGCTTTAGCCTCCAACATGTCGGGTGCCATGGGAACCGTCAGGTCATTTAATGCGGTTCTGAGGGATAATCCTATCCTTTTTATTGTAGGTATCATATTAACGCTGATATCAACGGTTGAAAAGTTGATGAAGCGCAATACCGAGATGGCTACAAACCTGAAAGCCGCGTTTGCTCCTTTCGAGGTTATTTTTTCCCGCATACTGGACGGTATTACAAATCTGTTAAATGGTGTTGCGAAAGCTATTGACTGGGTTTCTACGAAGGTCGTTTCATTGCTTAACAGTATCGGGCTTATTTCAGATGAAACAGCAAAAGCCGCGAATACGGCAAAGGAATTAACCCGTGCTGAACAAGCTATATTTGAGTCTGAAACGGATGCACTTGTTACCCTGTCTGCAATGTCTCGTGAACTTGCTAACCAAAAATCGTTGGTAGCCGATCAGACTAAATCTATCAAAGAGAGGAACGCAGCCGCTAACCAAGGTTTATCCACTCTTAAGCAGATGGAAAATATAGAGGTCGGCATACTGAAACAGAAGTACGAGCAGATCAAGGCACAGAACGAGTTGAGTTATACAAGTGCCGATGATAGGCGCAAGGAGATGGAAGCCCTCGCTGCGCTGCAATCCAAACAAGCTGAATATACTGAGAAGCAAAAAGAGCTTATCTCTCAAAGAAGCTCTTTCCAAAATCAGGAGATCGCTAAAAATTCAGCCGCCGCACAAGCAGCCGAACAGGCAAAGGCACAAGCGGCTATCAAAGCTACGGAGCAAGCCGAGAAGCGGAAACGAGAGTTGCAGCAAGAAACCATCAAACAGATGGAAATAGCTTTAACGACACTCGATCTTTCCATTAAAGAAAGAGAGGCAAGCAACAATACGAACGCTGAAAAGTTAGCTAACCAAAAAGAACTTGCTGAGAAAAGCTTAGAGATCGAACGTTATCGCTTGGAGCAGGGTTTGATAACCCAACAGGAGTATGCCAACCGTGAGACAGCCTTAAGGCTGCAAACCATGCAGATTGAGCAGAAGATAACGGCCGAACAAGATGCTTTGGATAAGGAACGTCGCGCCATGGACGAGGCTAACAAAAAGGAACTGGAAATGTCTGAGATAACTAGCCAATACGATCTGAGACAGGCACAGTTAGACGCACAGTATGCTCAGGAGATGGCTGCGGCCGAAAGATTAGGGGCGGATACTACACTGGTGCAACAGAAGTACGAGAAATCCAAAGAGGAACTAACTAAAGCCCGTGTTAACGCTGAATTGACAATGGCAGCAGGGTTGGCAGGTCAAATGTCTTCTTTGCTTGGTGAGGAAAGCGAGGTTGGAAAGGCATTTGGCGTTGTACAGGCAACAATCAATACATATTTGGGTGCTACTAAAGCTTTGGCACAAGGCGGTATCCTCGGTATCGCACAGGCAGCAATCGTTATCGCTTTCGGTATGAAACAAGTAATGTCTATTGCCAAACAGAAAGCCCCCGACACGAAGATAAATACAAGTGTCAAGAAGTACGCAAAAGGCGGTCAGATCGTCGGAAGGTCTCACGCTCAGGGTGGCGTAACATTCAGAGGTGACAACGGGCAGGTATTTGAGGCCGAGGGCGGTGAGAATGTGTACATCATGAAACGGTCTGCAAGTGCTGAGATAAACGCCCTATCTGCTTTGAACGAGGCACACGGGGGCAACTCGTTTGGGACTTCGGGTCTTTATAAATTCGCTGATGGCGGTATGGTGTCGAGTATTTCAGAAGCCAACAGGGTATCGAGACAGATAGATAATATACGCCTATCGAATGAAAGTATAAACCAATTGGCAGGCGTGGTTATCGAAGCGGTTGCAAGCATGCCTAATCCTGTAGTATCCGTTCAGGATATCAATAGCGGGCAGTATGACGTTGCCGTGGTGCAGAATTTAGCAAGCTATTAATCAAATAAACTCGCGCAGAGATGGAAGATATTGCTTATCTGTCTATCTTTGCATGGGCTACAACGAAAACCAAAATTATGAAATTTGAGAAACTAAGAATTATTCAAGCAGGCCTCACTACTAACTTCGGTGAGTGGGAAGGTGAAAAATACCCGCTAAACATCACGGACGAAGCGGTTAAAAGTGTTGTAACATTGGGAAATGAAAAGCCTATCCACTGTAGGCGTACCCACAACGGAAACGACATGTTAGACGGGTATTTGGGGAAGTTCACTAACTTTGTTTATGAGGACGGTGTAGCATACGCGGATTTTGAAATGTCGGCAGCACTGGAAATAGCATATCCTAATGAAGCAGCTTTCATTGCTACCATGATCGAGAAAGAACCCGAAATGTTAGGCGTGTCTGTTATGGGTGCGGACGAAATGGTATTAAACGGTTCTGCACTGGACGTTACAAGGTTTGCCGAGCTTTACTCGTGCGACATCGTAGGTTTGCCCGCAGCGACAACAAGTCTATTTAATAATAATAACCAAAAAGAAAAGAAAATGAACAAATTTTTTAGTGCTTTCGCAGCTTTGCTAAAGAAAAGCAGCTTTGCTACAGAAACCGTTGAAACTGTTAGCGGTGACAAAGTTACTATTGAGGCAGAGGGCGACATGATGGCTATCGGTGACAAAGTATTCGATAGCGAGGGTAATCCCCACCCAGATGGAGAAATCCGCATTAAAGTAGATAACGCTATTCTCGTTCTGGTAATCGAGGGTGGAGTTATTACAGAAGTTAAACCTTCCGAAGACCCGAAAGATGAGCAGGAAGATGAGACCAGAGATAAACGTGAGGACGGTCGCAAAACACGCAGAACGGCAGACGTTCCGGACGAGTTTTCAACCCGTTTAGAAGCTTTGGAGGCATCGGTATCTAACCTCGTGGCACAATTCAACCGTGCAACTCCTAAACCCAATCAGGCAGGCTCAGGCATGCCGAACAAGAGTAAAACTCAGCTAAGCAAAGAGGCTGTGGCAGAAGCGGCTAAAAGATTTTATAACAAATAACTAAAAAAGAAAAAAGATTATGGCATTTAACTTTACCGATCTTAATAAACTGAACCTTAACAGCCTTAGCGAGGTTATCTCTTTAACCGTTGGCTTGGCTGGTGAAATTTCACAAGGTATTACCGTAATGAACGGTATCGCGAACAACACGCCTGTAGTATCTCTTACTGCTGCTGATAAGGCATTGAGAAAATCCGCAGGTTGTAACGGCGAGTACTTTTATAACGCTATCAGCGATAAAGTAAAGTACTACACACACGCACCTATTGAATTACCTATTGAAGTATGTTTGCAATCACTGTGGGGCAAGATGGTAGCCCGTGGTATCAATCTTGACGACAACTTCTCCGAAACTGAACTCGCTGGATTTATTCAATCAGAAGTTCTGAAAGTTTTGGAAGCCGATTTGCTTCGTTTGGCTTGGTTGGACGGTGACGTTACCACGGAAGCTACAGGTTACGGCATCTTTACTAATGGCGGTATCTTAAAACAGTATCAGGATTCCACAATGACGGAGGGTGCTTTGGAGCTTACCACCGAAGGCGTTCTTACAGCTCTTCGCGCTTGTATTGATAACCAGCGCCCCGACACTTTGGATGAATCCGAATTCTTCGTTACGTCTAACGTTATGCGTTTGTACAAGAACCTGTTGCAAAACCGTGATAACAGTGTAGCCCAAAGTGACATAGTAGATGGCAGACCTGTTTATTTCTTCGAGGGATACAAGATCACCGAATTGCGTCACGTATCTAACGCAGCTTTGGTAGACGGTAAAAACACAGCGTTCATCGCGTTCACTCCGAAAGATAACATTCAGCTCGCATTGGAAAGTTCGGCTGTTAGTATTTCTCCGTTCATTCAGGACGCAAAGAGCCGTAACTACTACTCACAGACTTTGTTTGCTGCTGACGCAATATTGGTTGCACCTGAGAAAATGCAGTTGTGGTTGACCGTTCGTGCTTAATCATTTTGAGTAATTAATAACTGAAAAAGGGGTTGGGACTAAAAACCCGAACCCCTTTTTCAATTAATAGAAATAATATGGGAAAAACTTGTTTAAATAGTCTACAAGGAAGTATTCTTACTACCTGTAAGATACCCACACACGGTATAAAAAATATATACCTTATGGCCGTGGGAGAAACAAAGCTAACCTTTTCTACCTCAGGGTCTATTCTTACCGCTACCTTTACACCAGGCACTGGTAGTCACAAAGTAGAAGGGTATAAACAGAACATCCAAGTAACTACAGCAGTCAGGGCTATGGACGCTTCCAATAAAATGGATATATCAGTCATGTTTAAAGTTCCGGCCTCAATGATAACACAAGGCATCCAATTATTGAGCGGGCGTTTTTATGTCTTGATAGAGACTAATAGCATGGAATATTACTTCGCTGGCTCTATTTCTCCGTTAGAATGCACAGGATACGATTTAGACCTAAACGCTAACGGACAATTAGCAACGGTAACTCTATCCGCGCCTGACGGATCAGCAGGAAATTATTTGCAATCTGTGAACGCCACAGCAATTAATACAATTCTAACAAATATAGCACTTTAATTATGGCATGTATATCAAAATTAGCAGGCGGTTTCGCGTATGACTGTGATACAGGCGCAACAGGTCTTGCATCAGCAATGATAATTAATAAGGAGGACATCGAGTCTTTTAGTGTTTCCTTGGATGACGGATCTAAAATATATGAATTAACTTTAAAATCGGGTGCAAAAGCGTATAAAATAGATACTCCCAAGCGAACATTAGTAGTATCCGAAAGTCTAAAAACTAATGAGGGGGCACCGAATGCGTTTACTCATTCAGCTACTTTAATCTGCGCATCCCCTGAAAACCCAGCTCTGTTTAGGGCTTTATCGGCAATGACAAACGGGTCTTTTGTCATTCTTACACAAGATGTAAATAAAAGCACAAGAGCCTACGGAGCATACTACGGATTGTCTTCGTCAAGTATCGAACGTTCATCTCACGACAATGGAGGCTGGTATACCATCACTATGGAAACCCCAGAGCAGTTTATAGGAGAGGACGCAATGCAAATAGGCAATATCCTGTATAGTAATCTATACGGTGCAGCAATTTACTAAAAAGAGAGGAGAAAAATAATATGGCATGTTTAACATTAATCGGTGGGAATAGAAGCTTGGCATGCGGTGTGTTGCCCGCAGGACAGCTAGGTAGACCCGTAAGTGCAAAGTTATTAAACGCTTCTCAGATCGCGAGTTTCACTATCGCAGGAGGCGATCCAATCGCTACTATTACACGTGCAGTAGGAACTGTGGCTATAGATCTCGAAGCTGGAAATAATTCTTTAGTAGTTAATATAGCTATGAAAGGCGGTGAGGTATATCCTCAGCAACATGACGTGTCTATAGACGTTACGTTTTATAACCATCAAAACGCCAACGACTCTACGGGACGGGCGTACTCAGGCGGATTAAACGGTCAGTACATTATTGCAGTAGATCACGGTAACGGTGTCTACAAGGTTTACGGTCTTGGTGCGCCCTTGGAAGTTTTATCGGTAGAGGGATCAAGTACTGGTACTGGCTTTGTTCGTACAACGCTTGGAGTAGAAGATTGGCAAGCGGGAACTACGATTTACAATTTAACTAAAGCCGATTATGAGGCTTTATCTAAACCAGCAACTTAATTTCATACGCGGTTGGTTAATCTTCCGACCGCGTTAGTTTACTAATCTTATAAACAACTTTTATAATGGCAACAAATAAATCAAATCAAGAAGTTACAGTAACTGATACTGAACAGGCAACTGATAATGTTCCGGTAACTACAGAACAAGAAGTTCCGGCAACTGACAAAGAACAGGATGTTCCGGCAACCGATGCTGAACAGGCAACTGATAATGAACAGGCAACTGACAAAGAACCCGTTCCGGAGCTTAACACTTTGGAGGAAAAAGTAGAGGCCTACTATAAGTATACAGGTCTGAAACTGGATTACAATTGCCACATGGATATGGAATACGTAAATTTATGGTACGTAGAGAAGTATTTGACTGGCAAGGTGTACAAATGGGCAATGAAGCCAGGTGCGCGTATCGTCCACTATGTAGACGGGGTTATTTATAAATCCGCCAATATGACGGACGAGATAGCCGAACGTCTGATGAAAGAAAACCCCGCATACGCGGATCAATTCGTTAACTTAATGGAGAAATAATATGTTAGGCTTTAACCGTTGTAGGCTCATTGTAGAAAGAGCATTAAAATTAACCGCCAATACAGGCGAGAAGGTGATTAACTACGGGGAGGGAAACCTATACCCTCAGGAAATTGCAGAGCTTATCTATGCCTCTAAGACCGCAAGTGCGGCTGTAGAAAAAATGACGGAAAACATTATCTGCGAGGGCTTTAAAAACAAGGATTTTGCAGAGAAGACGAACGGCAACGGTTATAACATGAATGACATATTAGAAGCCACTGCCAACGATGTTTCCCGTTTCAAGGGCTGGGCTTGGATTGTTCAGTATGGGGTAACCCCATCAGGGTACAGACCTATTGACGTGTATAATGTTCCGTTCGAATATGTTCGGGCGGAACTCCACGCCAATTATCAGAAAGACCCGACCATAAAGAGATGGAGGGTTTTTAATAACTGGCTTAAGGACAACATAAAGGCTACCAATGTGGAACAAAATTCAACCGTTTATCCTACCTATGACCCTGATAACTTCGCGGCTGAGGTAGAAGAATGCGGAGGTATCGAGAACCACAAAGGACAGCTTTTATACGTGAACCTTGGAACTACCCGCCCGTATCCCCTGAGCCTTTTCCATGCCGTACGTAACGAGATGGGGGCGGAAGACAAAAACGGGCGGTACGTTAACCGTACTTTGGGACGTGGTTTTCACATGTGCTCCATTGTATCGCACGGTGACTTTGAAACCGAGGCAGCACAAGAAGATTTCAGAAATACTCTATCCGAAATGATGGGTAGCGAAAATGCGGGGTCGGTTCTCGCGGTGAGAGATGAAAACATGGCTACTGACAAGCCATTTATCAAAGTGGATCAATTAGGTTCACCGATAGACAAGGATTTGTACAGGGCATACATAGAACCTTTGCGCAAAGATATTGCCATAGCTGCCTACAATATACCGTTACCGCTCATTGACAGCTCTCTCATGACGTTTTCGAACGCCTCAGGTGAAGTTATTAAGGAGCTACAGAAAGTATATCGTAACAGCCTCGCAAAGGTACGTTATCGCATATCTCGCGAACTGTTCCAAATATTCGATTTAGACCCTACAATTACAGAAATCAAAAATAAATTTGAAGAAGATGGCATATCCGACAGCACTATTCCGCCAGTTATTTGAAATAGCTACGGACGTAAAAGACAATAAGATAGAAAAAGCTTTTTTTGAAGCCGATCTATTGGATATTTTACCCCAAACGGACTTAATGTATGCAGCTATTCCAGATGCATACATTCCCGATGGGGCTGATTTTGCGGGCGCGGAAAAAGTAATTTGCTATTACGCGTTCGCTCGTTACCTGCAAATAGCAGATCAGAACAGTACTACCACGGGAATGAAGATTCAGACCTACGGGGGCTCTGTGATAGTTCCAGATACAAGTAAAAACAAACGGGTTGACGCAGAACGGCAAAAGGCAGACCTGTTTATGCAGCCTCTTATATGTAAGATGCGCAAAGATGGAGTTATTAAATCACGCACGATCACCAATTCCCGCTACGGGCTTATCAAGTAATGGAATATATCGAAACCTACTTCCGAATGTTTTTTGCCGTTACCGTTCTGACGGTTGTTTCGGATGTGAAAGATTTCATTTTCCTTGTAGTTATTGTTACCATTCTGAACTGGCTCGCTGGATATATGGCAGGAAGGAAAAAGGGCGAAAAGTATCAGCACAAGAAGACTATGCAATCGGTTAAGGAATTATTCCTAACCAGTGCCGTATTATTCTTCGTTGCCCTTACTTGTTCGATGTTAGAACCTTCTATAGATTATGAGCTGATAATAAAATCTCTGACAGGCATATTTCTTATAATCTATGCCCGTAACATTACGAAGAATTTACGTATAATACAGCCGCACAATGATTTCATTCGGACGCTGAACAGTATAGCCAATAGCAAGTACTTTCAGATGAAAAAGAAAATCAAAGACGGTGATTTTGAAATACCTAAAGAGAAAAAAGAAAATGGCGAACCCGAGGAAACTAATACCGTTTATCCTTAAGTGGGAAGGCGGTTTCGTTAACGACCCTGACGATTTAGGGGGTGCAACGAACAAAGGTATAACTATAGGCACGTTTGGCGAATACCGGAAGCGTAAAGGGCTTCCGTCGCCAACTGTACAGGACATTAAGAACCTATCCGATAACGACTGGTACGAGATATTCAAAACGCTGTATTGGGACAGATGGAAGGCGGACGAAATAAAAAGCCAATCGGTAGCAAACATTCTTGTTGATTGGGTTTGGGCTTCGGGCGTTCATGGCATCAAAAGACCCCAACGTATATTGGGTGTATCGCCCGATGGGATCGTAGGTTCTAAAACTATCGCAGCCCTCAATGCAGCAGACCCGAAAAAGCTATTTGATGCTATCAAAGCCGATCGGGTAAAGTTCATTGATGAGATATGTAAAGCACGCCCCAAAAATGAGAAATACCGTAAGGGATGGATGAACCGAATTAATGCAATCAAGTATGGATAAACTACAAAGGACAATACTGTATGCTACGATCGTGGTTATCACGTTGGGCGTGATCTCAAAACTGGTAGACAAGATCAAAGAGCAGAAGATAGAAATAGGCAGGCTCGATCGTAATGTATCTGCCCTTTCCGCCTCAGAGGTGCAGTATAAAACTAAGTTGGGTGATGCCGCCGTAAAAAGACAGGCTTTAGAGATGTCGCAAAAGGAGCTAAAGAAAGCGAACGCAGACCTGCACAAAGAGATAAGCGCGCTCAAAGTTCGTGTAAAAGATGCACTGTCAGCAAGCCGTACAATAACCAAGACCGTTATAGTAGAGACCGTGAAGGTAGACACGATAAACAACATACCAACAGCCCAATATAGCGACCCATGGAACACGATACGATCCGAACAGTTGGGCGATTCGACAAAGCTATTCTATACAGGTACTGACTCTATTGTAGGCGTCGTATCGGTTAAGAGAAAGAAATTCCTTTTCTTCCGGTGGGGTGTTAAGGCGATCGAGTACGACCTATCGAATAAGAACCCAAAAACCAAAATAAACATAGACATTGCAGTCAAATTTGACTAAATGACACCTCTTTTTGTGATTTAGCAGCAGAACGGTAGGAAATAGACGGGTACATTGTAGACACAAAAACCGCTATTTACCTACCGTTTTGTTATTCTGTAAATAATCTATTGTTAATGTAACATAACTTGTAACACTTAAATCACTATATTTCAACCAGTTAGAAAAACCTACCTTAAAAGTGTTACCAACCTTTTTCTTATGTAACCCATTTTGTAACCCAATTTGTAACACTTAACTATCTATACTATAGCTACTTATACCAAAATTACAAGTAAGATTACAAGAAATAGAGTAAAAGACTTAATTAGAAAAACAGCATAATAGCAGATATTGCAATCTCAGAGATAGCAAAAACAGCACAATACCGTATTTCCAAAATAAGTCTTAGGGAATTTTAGCCGAAGTTTGTAACAGATGGGTCTAACTACCTTTGGCACAGCGAGTTAAGTGTTACAAATTATGTTACATTAACATTTAGTTTGTAACAGCTATTTTGTAACTTGCTGATTTTATGCGAGTTAAGTGTTACAAACAAATTAAGTGTTAATGTAACATAACAAAATGTACAACCTATTGTTCTTTTCCATATCTTTGTATCGTTGAAAGGGAAACACATTGTTTCGCCTGACACTAATAAAGAGTAAACGTATGAAAAGTATAGATTGTATTTTTAGAGAGACATTAGTAGACGGGTCTTTTAAGATCAAAGGACATGTGCTTGTCTTCATAGATGATGAAGGTAACGAGTTCAGCGAAACCTTCAGCGAAGTGTATCACAACGACCAATTCGAGAGCTACCAGTTTGATGGCGAGGAATTTCAGTTCATGCAACCAATGCTGGAAAAGATTTATTCTAAAAAACGTTAACGAAAAGAACAACGTATTGAATTAACCGTTATATTTGCAGTACTAAATTAAAAACAATATCAGTATGGAAGAACTAAAGTTTATCACGGAGGAGGTGCTTAGCTACATGCACTCACAAGTATCTAAAAATAGGTATGACATTGTATCTGTATCTCAAATGATGCCAACTTTCGAAGGGTTTTTAACGCCCTACCTCATATCAGAACTGGACGGAGGCAAGTTCGACGTGAATATAGAAGAACTGTACCTCAATTCCGATGAGTACATAGATTTTTACGAGACCCTAATAATTGAGATAGCTAAAGATATTTTAGAAAAACGAGAAAAAACCCTATAAAAAGAAAAATTATGAAAATTAAAGTGTTTGAATTGGAGTTCGATGCAAGCAACTTGCACGAGGTATCATTTGTGAAAGAAGTTATTTCAGGCTCAAATTTGAGCGTTAAAACTGAAACAGTAGCAGTTGTACAGGAGAGAGAAGAAAAGCCCGCAGAGGCAAAGAAAACCGCATCAGGGTCAACCCCGTGCATGTCTTCTAAACCTAAAAAGGGAAAACTTGCACCAGTAGAAAAACAACTTGCACCAGTAGAAGAACAGCCTGCACCAGTAGAAGAACAGCCTGCACCAGTAGAAACCGTTACCAATAAGACAGAAGAACCTACCGCAAAAGAGATGCAGGATTTAGTAATAGGCCTCATCAGATCGGGCGAACTGTCTCGTGATGACGTGCAAAACATTTTTCAGGAATTCGGAGGTACATCCCTGATGAAAATCGCACCTGCTAAATTTGCTTTGCTGAAACAACGCCTAACGACTTATAAGAATGACTAAAGAAGTAGATCACACAAGCAGGGATCACGCCCTGCTTTCTCCAAGCGGTTCACACCGTTGGATGAACTGTACACCGTCCGCCAGATTGGAAGAACCCCTGCCTGGCAGTACGAGCGCAGCAGCAGAAGAGGGTACTGTAGCTCACGAACTTGCAGAATATGCGCTTGACAAGTATATTAAGGGTGAGTATATGCCTTTACTTGATGGGCTTCCCACGCCCAAAGAAATAGCTGCAAGCCCGTATTATAGCTCAGAAATGGATAAGTACGTAACAGATTACGTCTGCTACGTTTGTGACATATTCGAGGTGTGCGGTGATGCTAAAATGTATTTAGAGCGGAAATTCGATCTAACATCATACGTTCCTGATTGTTTCGGAAGTTGCGACTGTGCCATAGAAGGTACTAACATTCTGAATATAATAGATTTGAAATACGGAAAAGGTGTTCGTGTAGAAGCTAAAGACAATACTCAGTTGATGATGTACGCGCTTGGAGTTTTGCGATCGCTCAGCCCTAAAAGACAGGCGGAAATAGAAACTATTAAGATGCACATTGCACAAGTACGTTTGGGTAACTATGAAGTATTTGAGATGTCTGCGCGTGACTTAACCCATTGGGGGATACATAAACTTCGCCCTACAGCCGAAAAGGCTTGGAACGGGCAAGGAAATACGGTTGTCGGTTCGCATTGCAAGTTTTGTAAATTCAAGCCGCAATGCAGGGCACAACGTGATGCACTGGTTAACGAGTTCGAAACACACGGGGAAACTAAAGCGTTGACGCTTGACGAGATAGGCGATATCCTGTCAAAAGCTGACATGTTCACTGATTGGTTATCCTCTGTAAAGGCACACGCGATGGCTGAAGCACTGGCAGGAAAAACGGTGAAAGGGTGGAAACTCGTAGAAGGTAGATCGGCTCGTGTAATAACAGACGAGGAAGAGGCGTTTAAACGTCTGTCTGAACTTGGTTTTGAGCCTGACAGCCTCAAAAACCATAAACTTAAAGGTATTGGTGAACTTGAAAAGATGGTGGGAAAAAAACCGTTGGCGGCAACACTGGACGAGCTTATAATAAAACCGAAAGGTGCGCCTACGTTAGCCCCCGAATCGGATAAACGGGAAGCGATACAACCTACTATTGATATGTTCGATGAACTAAATACTTAAAAGAAGTTAACAAAAAGAACAACCTATCAAATTAGTTGTTATCTTTGCATCAACAAAAGGAAATAACAAATAATTTAAAAAGGATATGAAAATATCAGATGCCTATTCAGTATTAACGTCAAATAAGTAAATGCTATGGAGAACTTTAAATGCGAAGAGGGTTATCTTACTCAGGAAGATTTCGACAAAAGGAATAGATTTTGGAATAAGAAGCAGTTTCGCACATGGAATAAAAAAGAGTTGGAAAAAGACAGCACCAAAATGCAAAAACTGTTATTTGCACTGTCTAAATTCTCTTTGCCTGAAATACAGGAAATCAGAAAATCCAAATCGGTGCGCCCTTTTAGAGAAGATACGTATAAGATGGCGATATGTTTAGCGTGTGAAAGAGATTTCAATTATGCCATGTCTATAGCCCCAAAAACATTTTTTTTAAAAACGGAATGCCCGAACCGATAAGAAGGCAAACAAAAAAAAAGTATAAAAAGTTATGAAAGCAATGTTGAAAAACGTACGTTTGAGTTATGTTAGAGTATTTGAAGCAAGTCAGGTTAACGGACAGGGAGATGCCACCTATAGCGTATGCCTTCTTATCCCGAAAGAAAGTCCGGAAGTTCCCGGCATTAAAGCCGCTATTGCTGCTGAGTACGAAAACCTTAAGGTGAGATATCCCAAATTGGCAGGCAAGAACCCTAAAGCGTGGAACAACCCGTTGAGAGATGGAGATGAAGAAAAAGACGGCGCAGAATACAAGGGGTGTTATTTTATCAACGCGAAACGTAAAGAGGCGCAAGGCATGCCGATCGTTATTGACGGAAAGAAACAGTACATCACGGACAAAAACGAAGTGTATAGCGGCTGTTATGGCAATGTGGCCGTGTCTTTCTACCCTTATGAGTTCACAGGTAAATACGGTGTCGGTGTAGGTTTAAACGGCATTCAAAAAACTGCTGACGGTGAACGTCTGGACGGTGGCACAAGTATCGACGACTTCGATACAATAGATGAAAATGACGATTTGTTTAACTAATTATTAATTTGGGGTCGGGCATAAAAACCCGACCCCTTTTAAAAAGTAACCATAATGGGAAAATACGATAGTTACGTAAATGCCGACGGCATAAGAATTTCAAAAGCAACAGGTAAACCAGTTAGGCAGTACAAAAAATTAAATGCCAAATACTGGACTATGCGAGAAGATATAACGTCTGGTTGTTCACCTTCACAAGTAGTAGACCCGATTTTTGAAGAACTTAAGAGCCTGTACAGCGACGATGAGATAAAAGGTATTATCGGCCTTAAGAAAGATGCCGCGCCTATCGAACTGGTGGAAATAACCCCGAAAGGTAAGAGCGACAAAGAAGGGAATACAGGTTTCCTCATTGCCTCTGATTGGCACGCTGACGAGGTTGTGAAGCCGTCTACAGTGTTGGGTAAAAACGAGTACAATAGAGAAATTGCAGAGGAACGCATTAAAAATTTCTTCGCCAATGCAGTTTACATGATTAAGAAAAAACCTGTTGATAACTTGGTGTTGGCTCTTATTGGCGATATGATAGGCGGGTTTATACACCCAGAATTGGAACAAACTAACAGTATGTCCCCTATGCAGGGTATCAGCTTTGTAAAAGGTCTTATCATATCGGGTATAAAGTATCTCCACAATAATTTGCCGGAACTCGAAAAGATCACTATCGTAGGTATTTGCGGTAACCATTCACGCACAACGAAAAAGATGCAGTTCAGCAACGGTTTCGAGATGAACCACGAATACTTCATGTATAAGGATATAGAGCACATAGTAACTATAATGGGTATGAGCAAAGTGCAGTTTGTGATACCTGAAAGCGAGTTCGCATACCTCGATGTTTACGGAAAGAAAGTTCTATTTGCTCACGGGCATCAATTTAGAACTGCGGGGGGTATCGGTGGTATTTACCCGTCTATGCTACGGTGGTATTCAAAAATGAACCAAACAATAAAAATAGACAAGGCGTTCATAGGTCACTATCATACGTCCGTCTATACCAAAGAAGTATGTGTAAACGGTTCTTTGAAAGGTTTTGACGCATTCGCTTTAGGACACGGTTTAGCTTTTGAAGAGCCGCAACAGACTTATGTTATTCTTAACGAGAAACGGGGCTTTATTTTCTACTCACCTATTTTCGCAGACTAATAATAGCGGGCTAACATTTGTTAATAAACTGCAAATGTTAGCCCGTTTTCTCGTTTATACAAAACTTTGTTGTACATTTGCCCAAATATTAACCAATTAAAAATTTATAATTGTGAGATATCTATTCATTGATTTTGAAACATATTCGGAAACGGATATCAAAACAGCAGGTAACTATAAGTACTGCGAAGACCCTAATTTTGAAATACTCCTTTGCGGCTTCATGTTTGATACCGACACAGACGTAACCATATTAGACCTTACTACCTTTAATGGTAGAAAGTGTTTTCACGACCTATTCCATGTGGTGTCAACGGACAAGGATATTACCGTAGTTGCGCACAACGCCAACTTTGAGCGCATCTGTTTAAAAGAGTACGGGTACGACATAGACCCCCTGCGATTCTTCTGCACAGCTAACATGTCGTTATATTGTGGTCTTCCGCCATCACTTGACGCCGTATCTAAGATACTGAATTTGCAAGATAAGAAGTTAGGCACGGGTAAAAATCTTATCCGCTATTTCTCTATGCCTTGCAAACCTACAAAAACGAACGGTATGCGCACAAGAAATCTGCCTGAGAACGACCCCGAAGCATGGGAAGAATTTAAAGAGTACCTAAAGTATGACGTACTGTCAGAAAGGGAAATTTTTAATAAGCTATCCCGTTTTGAGTTTCCCTATTTAGAGCAAAGGATATATGCAGCCGATCAACGGATAAATGACTACGGCATAAAAGCCGACCTACAATTGGCAAAAGCTGCTCAGGATATGGACACCGAGTATAAAGATCGGTTAGCGCAAACAGCACTGGATAAGTACGGCATTGATTCTTTGAAATCTATGCCACAGATTAAGAAGTTCATATACGACCGTACAGGCGTTATTGTATCCTCGCTTAACAAGTCCTCCATAGAAGATGTGATAAGCGAAATACAGGCTTCACAGACAGCTACAGACGAGGATAAGCAGTCCGTGTTAGGCGTTATAGATTTACGTAAAGAGGTTGGCAAAACCTCGAATGCAAAATATACCGCCATACTTGCAAGTGCAGGGCGTGGAGACCGTATCAGAGGGCTTTTCCGTTATTATGGAGCAAACCGTACTGGTCGTTGGGCAGGTCGGTTGGTGCAATTGCAGAACCTACCGCAAAATCACATAGAAGAACTGGACGAAGCGCGTAACATTGCAAAAATGCATGATCTCGACCTGATGGAAATCATATACGACAAGCCTACACATATATTGTCTCAACTTATCCGTACAGCGTTCATTGCCCCCGAGGGATATACTTTATCAGTAGCGGATTTTTCAGCCATTGAGGCGCGTGTAATTGCGTGGGCGGCGGGTGAAGAATGGCGGCTGGACTTGTTCAAAGACCCGAAGGCTGATATTTATTGCGCTTCTGCAAGTAAAATGTTCGGTGTACCCGTCCATAAAGGTGACGAGTTGCGACAACGCGGAAAGGTGGCTGAGCTTGCTTTGGGCTATGGTGGCGGGGTTAATGCACTCACAACAATGGATACTAAAAAAGCGTTAACAGAAGACGAAAAACCTGAAATATTGTCAAAATGGAGAGAGGCTAACAAAAAAGTAGTATCTTTGTGGAAATCTTTAGAAAATGCAGCGAAGAAATGCATTGGTACGAGATCGGAACAAGTGTTTCAAATAGATAGTTTTGCCTCTGTAATATTCAGATATGAAAGTGGGGCTATGACTATTGAGCTACCTTCGGGAAGAAAGCTCTTTTATCCGTCCGCCCGTTTGGGTAGTCGGACAATTCAGGGTGTGAACGGAGATTTCGATGTGCAGGACATATCTTATTTCGGACAAGATCAAACAACGGGTAAATGGGTTAAGCTTCATACCTATGGTGGGAAGTTAACAGAGAATATTATTCAGGCAATATCCCGCGATCTATTGGCGAATGCGATATTCAAAGTATTCGATTTAGGGTATAACATAGTATTGCATGTGCATGATGAGATAGCGGCAGAAATACCTAAAGACGGTAACGAGGAAATAGTATTGCAACAAATGATAGATGCAATGTGTACTGCGCCCGATTGGGCAAAGAATATCCCGTTAAGAGCAGCAGGTTACATAACGGATTATTATAAGAAAGATTAGAATATGGAGTTAAACAAAATGATTTTCAAAATCGCCACTGCTACAAGTGCGAAATCGACATCTTGGAAGAACCGTTCATTCACATGGGCGGAACTTACAGAAATGTTCACCCGTGCCAGAGTTACGGAAGAAACTTACCGTGAATTTATAAGCGCGAGTAAAGCCGAACAGGGCAACATTAAGGATGTAGGCGCTTTCATAGGTGGCGAGCTGTTCGGAAATAGACGTAACAAAAACAATGTAGGCGAGCGTTCGTTAATGGCACTTGACATTGATTTCGGAGATGCCGATTTTCCCGATAAGTTCTACAACACTATTAATTGTGCCTGTATAATCCACGGAACGCACAAGCATAACCCATCGGCAAACGTGTACCGATATCGTGTTATTCTTCCGCTATCTGAACCAATAGACGGTGAACAGTATGAGGCGGTATCGCGCAAAGTAGCGGAGCTGACAGGCATAGACCTGTACGATCGTACTACATTTCAACCCGAACGCTGCATGTTTTTTCCGTCGGTATCCAAAGACATAGGTTTCGATTTCGTGGATTATTCCCAAATTAATGAAGAACCTCTGGACGTACAGAAGTATTTAGGGTACTACGAGGATTGGAGGGATACTACCGAATGGGCGTACCACAAAGACGAAAAAGGGGAAGCGCGTACGCTGGTAAAAGAGCAGCAAGACCCGACACTGAAAGAAGGTGCAGTAGGTGACTTTTGCCGTGCCTACTCCATATCGGAAGCCATTGATAAATATCTTTCCGATGTGTACGAGCCTACGGAGAAGCCCGACCGATGGACATATACGGGCGGGTCTACTTCGGGCGGTATGCTTACCTTTGAGGACATGTTTGCCTATTCGTACCACAACAATGACCCCATACAAGGGAATCACGTGTTCAACTCATTTGATCTTGTGCGCATTCACCTGTTCGGTAAGATGGATAAAAAAGCCTCTATGGAACACATGTTAGATTTGGTTAACAAGGACGAGAAAGTAGCCGCAGGGCGTGCCGCCCGATTGGCTGCTCGTGCGGTGGAAGTGGTAGGCGATTTCGATGAAGTTTTAGAGCCTGAGGTAGTAGAGGAAAATTCGCCGGACGTATCATATACTGAGGCTATGGCTGATTTAGAGACGGACAAACGGGGGGCATATTTGCCAAGTGCGAAAAACTTAAGCCTTATTATGAAATTTGATCCCAACTTGAAAGGGTTGATCGCCCGTGATCTATTCAAAGAGAGACGCGTTGTTACCCGTGTTCCTGTTTGGAGACCGAAAGATAACACACAAGACTTTCAAGACGTGGATTACGCGGGCGTTCGCAAACACATAGAAGACGTTTACGGAATAATTGGCAGTGCAAAGATAGATGACGCTATAGCCCTATCGGCTGAGCACAACTCTTTTCACCCAGTGCAAAACTATTTAACTGGTTTACAGTGGGACGGGGTTAAACGTGTGGATACTGCGCTTATTGATATTATGGGCGCGGAAGATAACATTTATACTCGTGAAGCCTTCCGTATAATGCTTGTTGGGGCAGTGAAACGAATATTCCAAAAAGGGTGTAAGTTTGATAGTATGCTTGTTTTGCAATCAGATCAAGGGGCAGGAAAGAGTACATTCCTACAAAAACTTGGTGTGCACTGGTTTTCCGACAGTTTGTCCAACATGGACGGAAAGGGGGCATTCGAGCAGCTACAGGGAAATTGGATAATAGAGGTAGCCGAACTTTCCGCGATGAGAAAATCAGAAGTGGAAATGGTGAAGAACTTCATCACAAAGACAGAGGATAGTTTCAGACCTGCGTACGGTCGTGTTACTAAGAACTTCCCCCGGCAGTGTGTGTTTTTTGGTACGACTAACAAAGATGCGTTCTTGAAAGACGCGACAGGCGGAAGGCGTTTTCTTCCGGTACGTTGCAAAGCTAATGAGAACACCCATAAGATATTTGAAAAGGAATTTTCAGAATATGTTGATCAGCTTTGGGCTGAGGCTGTACAGATGTACTATAATAAAGTAAGTACTCTATTATCTCCTGAGGCCGAAGCTATAGCCGAACAAGGGCGAGAGGAGCACTACGAAGAAGACCCACGGGCGGCGGCTATAATCCGATATTCCGAAATGTATGTTCCGAAAGATTGGGATCGTCTCAACATGTTGGAAAGAAAGATGTATTATGCCAACTACGATGAGGACTTGGTAGACCGCAATAAGTGTGTCCCTATTGATTTTGTTTGCGCACCTTCTGTTTTAGTTGAGGCTTTAGGCTACGAGATGGGAAACATAAAAAGGTCGGACGCTGCTGATGTGAACGCGGTTTTAAACAAATTGGAAGGTTGGGAAAGGGCTACAAGACGTTCAAAAGCCTACGGTTTGCAACGTGGATACGCACGAAGTGTTAACGACTTGTTAACAGAATAAGTAAAATAGGGTTTATTCTTAAAGGGTGTTAATGAAATATACAACCTATGAGAATAAACCCTATCTTTGTAATGTCAAAAGGAAACAACGTTGTTCTTTACCGAAACTAAGAACACGATACCCGAAAGGGAAAGATGAAAAAGTGAAAGGGATTTCAGCACGGGGTTTACTTAAGACATTAACAATTTAAAAATAAAGATTATGAAATTTGAAAAAGTATTTTTATTCGTGTGTTGGCTATTTGTAGCCTATCTGATAGCAATAACGGTATCCGCATGTTCAGAATCGGACGAACAGTTGGAAGAGCTTTCAGTAAAAACCGATCGGTATATGTTCTCCTTCGTTCCTGAGATGCCACCAATACAAGGCGCGTACGCCCTATGGGTGAAAACGAACGGCAAACAAACTTGGTATCGCCTCGAAGGCATTGGTTTCGAACCGTGGGTAGAACAAGCGGATGTAATGAACATGGGAAAAGAAGGGTTTGCACCTGTATTCCGGTACGGATATAACCTGCTTGTTATAGTATTCAAAGACGAGATAAGATTTTATAAAGGCGGGAACAATGAAAGCCTTTCAGAGTTTAACCCTACTTGGAAAGAGATTTTTAAAACAACAATGTTTAATTCAAAAATAAATTAAGATTATGAAAAGTGGAAATTTTGTAGAACTCGAGTTCGTAGTAAAAGGCACGTTTCAATACGAAATGATTAATGTAGAGCACATCAGCCGAATAATGTTTGTAGAGGGTAAACCGTATATCGGAATGTTGGGGGCGGCATACACCCGTCAATTATCGCAGGCATCCTTTGACGAGTTAGTTAAACACCTAAATCTACCAGAGCTATGATACGAGTATTGCGTGTTAGATTTTTCGAGCAGGGGAAATGGTATTCCTTTGTTACCGAAGAGCAGTTCAACACTTTAGAACTTGCAAAAGAACATTTTGAAAAATTGTATCCAACCAATGAAATATTATTATTAGATTATGAAGAATGTTAGAGATTACAATGTAGGCAAATCAGATTATGCAAAGCATAAGATCCAACCGTGGGATATCATTTTAGAGTATGGTCTTAACTATTGGGACGGTGACATAGTAAAACGTGTCCTTCGCACGAAAGAGGGTGAATCCAGAAGGTTAGACTATGAGAAAATAATCCATGTCTGTCAAGAGCGGATACGACAGATAGATATGAACGAACCTTGTTACCAAGGTGAGCAAGAAGACAGGGACGAAACAACAGTATTCTGCCCATCAGAAGCTGATAAGCCTACTTTTTTTTCTCTTGGGCAGGACTTCGGTGTCTACGCAGTATTTAAGTATAAAAACCAGTGGTACACATACGTAGGATATAACGATTCGTATAGTGCACACCAATATATCGGTCTGACAAATACGGACGACGGCTTTATTTACACAGAGGTTGATAACTTTCCACACCCTGTAATCCTTTTAGGCGATCCGCTTAACTATGTAGAACACACATCATCTGTGAAAATCGGGAGCCCGGGTATAAGGTACAAAAAGTATGATTATCTGATACACAAAGGTAGGTTATATCGCTTTATGGGGATGACAGAAGATCAGACGTTTTTCAAATATGCTAGGCTAGGTGGAGGCTCAAACGTACGATTTATAAAGGTTAAAACCAAGTTACGAAACTATGTAAAGCAAGTAGTATGCGAGAAATAATAAGCGAGAAAGATTTGGAAAGAACCTTTTCCGCTCAGCTAAACAGAACAAAGAAAGTGTGGGTAGTGAAACTACTATCCACCTTCATTAAAGGTTTACCTGACAGAATGATACTTTGCAAAGGTGGGTATGTAGGTTTTGCAGAGATAAAGACTACAGGCAAGAAGCCAACAAAGACACAGCTATACATTCACGATAAGCTGAGAAGCCTTGGTTTTGAAGTCTTTGTAATAGACGATATCGAAAGTAGGGATATCGCTATAGCTTTCTTCTTAAAAAATGTTAAGGAAAGCAACAACGTAATAGGGAAACCATTATCTTTGTAGCATAAAACAAATAAGTAAATATGGGAACGAAGAAAAGAAGTTTAAGAGAAGAAATAGAGTACCGCCTAGGCTTGTACTTTGGTTTGAAGTCGGGTGCACTTTACGTGTGCGATGAGAAGTATGGCATCCAAGATTCCATCATGAAACAGTTGGAAAGTGATGTAACGCAGGACGTGAAGTTCCTCGCAAAGAAGGAATTGGATAAATCTTTGGCATCCGATCTATCATTCAGAGATGTAGCGCTTTTCTACAAGAACTATCTAATGAAGAAATAGCTATGGCAAAGACTAATTATATAACTGTGGAAGTAGTCTCGCAAAGGGGCTACACACAGGTAAAAGTAAATGGGCATTCCTAGTATAAAGATAAGCTCGATGCCTTCCGCAGCGCGCCTCAAATAGATTTGCTAGCCGTTAGAGTGGAATTGCTGCAACTGCTCCAATTGTGGGATGAAGCCATACATTACTATAATAAGGATAAGAACGATGTTACAAAGAAACCAATTACATAGCTATCAAGAAAGGGGCGTTAATCACATACTGGATAACCCGTATTGCGCCCTGTTTTTAGAGTGCGGACTAGGCAAAACCGTAACGACCCTAACGGCCATAAAAGAACTGCTGGACAACTGTATTATATCTAACGCCCTTGTCATAGCCCCAAAGAAAGTTACGCAGGTAACGTGGAGCGATGAAATTAAAAATTGGGCGCACCTGCAAGACCTAACCATATCTGTTATAGATGGAGACGTTAAACACAGGCGTGCAGCTATGGCAGTCAAGGCGGATATCTATGCAGTCAGCCGTGATAACATTGTATGGCTGGTAGTGGAGCATGGCGGGGTTAAGTTGCCATACGATATGGTAGTCATTGATGAGTTATCCAGTTTCAAGAATCACGCCTCTAAGCGGTTTAGAGCTTTGCGGAAAGTACGAAAGTTTATACCGCGTGTTGTAGGTCTGACGGGTACGCCCTCGCCAAACGGTCTTATAGACTTGTTCGCACAAATGTATTTGATTGATGAGGGGCAACGGTTAGGTAAAACTATCACGGGCTACAGGGACAGGTTTTTCAGGCCTGACAAGCGCAACGGTGATATAGTTTATACCTACGCCCTCAAACAGCCCGCAAACGAGACGGAAAAGCAGATTAGCGACCTTATCGGGGACATAACCATATCCATGACAGCCGAAGACTATTTAAAGATGCCGGATAAGATCATGTTGTACGATACGGTGGAGATGTCGAAGAAAGTAGCCGAAAATTATAACGAATTCGAGCGTGAGCAGGTATTAGAGCTTATAAACTCGAACGAACCGATAAGCGCAGCCTCAGCCGCAGCATTAAGCAACAAACTGCAACAGTTTGCAAACGGTGCTATCTATGATGCCGATAGAAAGGTGGTTAACATTCACGATGAGAAAATAGAGAAACTACAGGAAATCGTAGAAGCCGCAAACGGTGCACCTGTCCTAGTCGCTTATTCCTTCATACATGACCTAGATAGAATAATGATTGCATTGAAGGAATACAAGCCCGTCAAATTGGAGAAGCCCGAACAGATAGCCAAATGGAACGCGGGAAAGATTAATGTACTCGTTACGCATTCCGCATCGGCAGGGCACGGGCTGAACCTACAGAAAGGCGGTAGCATCATAGTTTGGTTTGGTAACACTTGGTCGCTTGAATTGTATACGCAGTTCAACGCCCGGCTATACAGGCAGGGACAAGACAAGCCTGTATATATCCATCACATAGTAACGAAAGGTACTGTAGATGAGAAGATAATAAAAGCCCTGAGCGGCAAAAAAGAAACTCAGGACGAGTTAATGAATAGTATTAAAGAATTAATGGAGAAATATAAAAATGGAAAATAAAGAATTCGCCGAAGAAAATGCAGGCAAATACTTTGCCCTTAGAGGGGGTTATAAAGTTCGTGTAGTGGGGTATCGTGGGTCAAACAATTGCTCAATACTCGTATCTATTCCGAAGAAGAAGAAGAAGAATGCACATGATATCGGGTGGAGTAGATTGGTTATGGACGAGTATGATATTCTATTAATCCCATCCAGGGCTGATAGGTTTCGGTACGTTGATATAGCAGAGTTGAAGAGATGGAAATGACAACAAAAGTACAAGCAAAGAGAGTTTATTACGTTCAATTAAAAGATTTAGCATTATGACAGATATTCAGTTTGCAAAAGAACATTTGGGAGAATATTTCCAGTACAGGAACTACAAGGTAAGAGTGATAGGGTATGATTCTACAGGCTTTGACAAGTCCGTGATAATAGACTACCCCCGAGGATGGCGGATAGAGGACACCGATTCTGTGGACGTTATTCACGAGGATTTGTGCGAGACAGGGAAATGTTACTATGTAGGTTGGGAGGAATTAATGCGATTATAAAATAATAGAAGAATGATTAAGAACAACAGGAAATTTGCGGAAATGAATGCCGGAAAGGAATTTAATTACGACGGAGAGCGCGTACGGGTGATCGGTCACACAAAAAGAAAACGGTTAGTGTATCTGATCGTAACGTGCAGAAAAAACGGGTGGGACACTTCTTGGCTTGATGGGATGCCGGATCATACCGTATTGGTACGCACGCAAGCAAAGAAGTTCAAATATGTATTACCTAAAGATTTGACAGCATGGAAGATGTAGTAGTTGTGACATTGGTGACGTTTATCGTAACAGGCATCCTAGCATCAGCGTTCTTAGTGGGATTGGCGTGCGTGTTGAAAGGCAATCGCGTGGACGTTGAAAGTGGCCGAGGAAGAGGCAAGAAGACAGGAGGAAAACGATGATAAGTAAGAAGCAGGTACGGTTCGTTGATATCGCGCATTCGATGAATGTGCATATCTTTATTATTTGGGAGTTCGTACGGAAGTTCGGATACGAGCGAGGGACACGAAAAGATAAATACGGTAGGGGCTATGTTAGTGCCGTGCAGTGTCGGAAATGGATTCAGAAGCTAAAGGAGTACATAGACGAACAGGATTTCACATACAAGCAGGAGTTCAATAAACGCCAATACCTATACAGGGATGAAACTAAACTTTCTTTGGAAAAGAAGAACGAGCAGGACGTCCCCCGTGAATATTCGGTAGACAAGTACGGAAACATTGTACGGTATACGTGGTTCAGCGAAGATCGTGCTACAGGTACTGAGTGGAGGTGGGATGCTGACTTAAACGGGTGGACTTTTGTACAAACGTTAGGGAAAGTACAGGATAAGTAGCAAAAAGAAAGTGCCCTCTACGAATAGGGTGTACCATTTAAAAATGATAGCAAAGGTGCAGATTTGGCTTACAAAATGTCAAATCTGCACCTTGTTTATTTATTTTGGTGGTGAACTTATGTTAATAAATGGCTCTCAAATGTTACCTACCGTTAATTCAGTGAAACAGGCCCTCAGAGGGCAAAAAAGTTGTAATTAAACAATTGTTAATGTAACATAATTTGTAACACTTAACTTAAAGAGCTTCAAGTAGTTACGAGGGCGTCTCTGAAAAGTGTTACCAACCTTTTTCTTATGTAACCACTTTTGTATCCACTTTTGTAACACCTAACTCACTGTACTATAACTA